CCCGCCACCAGTTTCCAGCTTCCTATTGACCATAGGTGTCGCAAACCGTGTTCCTCTTCCGGTCCCAATCCCTTCAGTCAGTATCGTTCCTTCTAATTCAGGTACGCTTGCCATGTTGTCACCTGTTAATTTTCAAAGAGTGAAGCTGTATATGCGGATCTTTGCGAGCCATTACCATAAAGGCTGGCGCTATAGTTCCCATACTGGGTATTGCCAGGAGAGGTATACATGCTATTATATGATGCCCCGGAAGATCTAACATTTGCTATTGGTTGTGCCGTTGTTCCACCGCCCCCAACAGTTCCACCAGCGCCCAAGTAAGCAGATATCGCAGCACCAGCAGCAGAAACAAATCCGCTAGCCATTAGCTGGCTTGCTTGGGCGTTATATTGTGACGCTTGAATCTGTCCTCCTGAGAATGCAGAGTTAGCACCCCGAACGGCATTGTTGTATACCATGCTTGCGTCAATGCTACTCTGAATGGTGCTTCCTACCATACGAACACCAGTATTTACGAGTGCGTTTATATTCGACATTCCGCCCTCATAGATCAACTGTTGAGCCGCCATGTACCCGTCCCATCTTGAGCGGGCGGCTTCATTCTTAACGTGGTTGGCTCTTATGTCTGCACCATAGCGAATGATAAACTTCTCAAACTCAACCTGAGTTTCAGCGTCAATCATCGCGTCGGCCACGGAATCAGTAGAGTTTATCTGAGCGCCGGAAGCCCCGTATGATGCCAGGATATTTCCTTTGACTTGCTCTCCCGCGTTCTCAACTTGTGTAACGTCAAGTTCAGCAGCTTGCCAGATATCGAAAGCCTCTTTCTCTCTTACCTTTGCGTTATAATCACCAACAAGCATACGCAAGTCAGCGTTATACATCGTTACATCCCAATTGCTTTCAACATTCATTTGCACCAGTTTAGCGGACAATTGATTGTTGAAGAATTGAGACTTTAATATGGCCTGTGAGTTGTAATAGCCTGTTTCATATATACTTCTTGCTGTTGCTACAGCGGCCATTCGCGAAGCATTAGCGTTTCTCTTTGCAGCGTTACTCCCTGATACACCACTATATATGGCGCTAGCAGCCGCAACAACAGCCATAACTACGGGTGCCCAATGAAGAACAAATACAGCGGCCATCAGTGAGCACAACACGATCCCCATGACATTTGACACATCGGGCATTGGTGCCGATGAATAGATATCTGAAACTCTCATTATCCGTATGTCTCCACTGTATCAGTTAGCATTATTACTGTGAGGGGTAGCGGCTTGATCTGTCTAACTAGTAACCTAGTTTCCGGGTCGTATCCTTCGGGGAAGTCAAACTCTTTGTTCCCAGTAAATAGGGGGATTTGTTGCCCCGTAATATTCGACGGATACATAAATGGAAGCTCTTCGGTAACAATAGTATTACCAGAATCATCATAACGACCATACTCAAACAAAATAGATTTATAGATGTACGCATCAACTTTCGTTATCCGTTGGACCCTCCCGATTCGTGTTCCGTCGATCATGTTTATATCGAGTAAAGTAGGTTCGAGTATTGATTCGTATTTAAATCCGATGACAGCCTTTTCTACAGCATAGTCAAGAGTTATGGCCCCAAGCTCAACAACCCTATCAGCCATTACACCGCCATTAGCCAGGATGCTAACTGTCTCTCCTTCAAGGTGTTCGAGTCCTGTTATCGTGGTCGCAGATGCACCATCGTATACTATGTGGCTGTCAAGAAAGTACGCATCGAGAATAGAATCGCTCTTGTACTCAGGTGCCTTTTTCTCAATGTACCAGACCACATTATCATCAATCGTCCGCTCAACGACAACCCAAATATCGTCTTCTCTTGAGCCGGGGGTGCAGCCAACAGTGAGGAACTTTCCGTCCGTTTCATGGAAGTGCCAGCCAGCTACCTTATGCTCCCTCTTGAACGTCAGGGCGATCATAGCGCCATCGTCTCGAATGCACCATACTATGCCGTAAGGGGACTGTTGATAAGCCCAAGATATGATAGAATTGTTATCAGTCATATGTGGGGCGAGTACCGACAAGTCAACGGTATCGTAGGTATCAGAGTTGAAGTCAAAAACAAATTGATTGACCCTGCGGCCATGTTTTTCGATAAACAGTGTTACGTTGTTTATCATCAGGGCGTTTATCTTCTCACTTCCGACATTCGTATGCCTGGACGTTCTATTCGATGAAAACGACAAAGGCTCGTAGCCACTCCCCGCTATAGACCACTCATCCCCGAGAGTACCAAGCAGTAGTTGCTTAGTTGTGTTCGTCCATCGGATCTTGTTCTGAGTGCCGCTATCCATGGTAAGAGTAACAGCATCGGAAGCCACAATTGGCGAGCTTACACCGAAATTGAAAAAGTCCCCCGACTTAGAGAACCATACCGTTTGCGGTCTTTCGAGAGTAGACGCGAAAACCATCCTTTGTTCGTAGAAATCTACAAATTGAGGATACCCGTCCGTGGCGTTCCAATCAGAGGGCATACTTGTAAAAGAGATTTCGTTCGCGGACCATTCGTCATGGTCTAACCGTTTAAACTCTATGGGTACACGATTCGGTTGAACGATAAATAATATGTCAGCGGATTGTTTGCAAACCATCTTCTCAAGCTCAAACGTTCCGGTAAATTCATAGATGTATGGGTCGCCAGGGGATGTCGGATCTTCGACGAGTCCGGTCCCTGTAGCAAATACAACCCTTGTTGTCGTTACGCTTGTATTTGTGCTGTAAAAGAACACAAGGCTATACGCATTATCTTTGTCATACTCGAACGGTATTATACGTGGCTTTACGGCCATCCCATAAGTACCGATAAGGGATGTCAGATCGTATATAAATTGAAAGCCCTCTCTCCTTGATACTGGACCTTGAGGGCGAACTATCATGTTTTTAAGTCTTCGGCAGCCGTATTTATATCGGTCGTTTTCAATCTGACCAAGCAATATATCAGAAAGCTCTCCCCCTGTGAAGTTTCTTTTCAGCCTATGAGTTCCCATTGTTTGGCTCCAACAACCCTAAAGCGTCAGTTCCGTCAGGGTTTACAAAAGTGTCATTGTCCGGATCAGTGTCTGGATGTCTATGCTCATTGCCTATCTGAGCATCAGCCTCTTGCGCTTCAGCAAGTGCAATCGCTGCTTTTGTTTCGATACCTTTTTCGAATTTTTCATTTTGTTTTATGGATGGCGCTATGGCGGCAGCTATGGCAAAAGCCAAAGCGTTAACAAACGGGGTACTGAACTTTGAATAGTTCGTTATCTTTTTTGTGTACTTCAAACTTGGTGAAGAGGTATTTGTGTATATGTAGCCCCCTATTACCTCCCATTTCTGGCCGTGACCAATAGGAAGAACATCTATTGGCCGTAGGCATTCAACAGGAATCTCATAGGGGGTTCCATATTCATTCGGAATACCATCAGCAAGAAGACGCAACGGCTCGACTTCCCTTGCGAAGGACCAGTCATGCGTTATTAGAAGAGTCGGCAATAGATGGTTATACATCGTCTCACAAGCCCGATGTCTTTTAGTAGACTTGTCAAAGTCCCTTATCTCATCTGCCCCTATCATAATTAACGCGATGTTGCATATTTCAACTGGTGTCGGCATGTCGAATTACCTACGATTATGATTTATTAAGCGTTACCCCGGAAGCATGAAGTCCTTGATTCGTAACATAATTACGATACCGGGCATCAACAAACTTAGCGACGATCTTGGTCTTGTCGTCGTCGTCTCCGAATTTCGCGGCATAGTTGATTGTGCCAAAAGCTTTCAGATCCTCAAGAGAGTAATCAGCGGCCATGAGGACTTCTTCAGTTGCCGAGGCAAAGTCGAAAATCCCGGCGTTATCCACTTGTCCAGCATCTACGGCGGCCTTTACCATACGACTTTTGGTTTTTTCTTTTACAACAGCACCAGCCGCCGCTATAAAATGCTGGGGGCATTCCTCAAACTCCTTCACATCACCGCGAAGATAATGGATAGGTCTTGACGTTTCGTGTTTCAAGAAACAGTCTTCCGCGCATACACATTTCATACCAATTCCTCCTAAAAACCCCAACTAGTTGGCTAGTTAGGGTTTCTGATTTATCTAACGCTATTCGCTATTACAGACTCGACTGAACGTCCAGAGAAAGACCCGCTGTTATAAGCGTACCGGCAGTTACTCCGGTAAGCGAGATCGTAACCCACTGCAACAGATTGTCCATCGGGATATTGAAATTAAATCCAGCATTTGCCTGTGTGTGAGTCATCGGCAACGTCGCAATAGTTGTTCCAGTTGCGCCAGCGGATGTGGTTCCCGTCTTTATTACGAGTGCAGTAGTACCAGTCATATCGCCGCCACCGCAAGAAATGCGACCGCGAAGCTGGGCACCGTCACCTGCATGAGACGCGACCCCAAGATCAATAGGGGTGGGGGTGGCATTATATGCCGCCGCGTCAAGCCATAAAAGTTTTTTGTCTAACATACCCATTGTAAGTCTCCTTGAATGGTTTTAGCCCAACAGCCTATTAGGTCAGCGGGGATTCGGTAAGCAGCAATGCATCCGACTGTTTAAGCGGAATACCCCAAAAGGTAGTACGCGGTTTACCGAAAACCTCGTCAGTCTTCAGCGCGGCATTGCTCTTATCGGTTGCAGCGATATCGAGCAGGTTCTTAACGGCGCGGTTCATGTAGAATACCGGCCTTCCGAGGGTGAGGATCGGGATTGTGTTGATAGCCGTAATCATACTGCGATACAGAGCCTTGAGCAGTGCGTCAGTTGCATCGGCAGCAATGGCAGCAACGTCAACATTTGCAATACGGACTACATAGCGCCAGTCGCGAACCGTCAGACCGGCAGTTACAGCGAACCGATTTGCGAATGCGCGGTATACGCCACCATTCTCGTCATAAGCGTCAATCTCTCCGAGATCCTGGGACTCGATGCCCTGAGTGGACCCTTTTGGATAGATCATGTGAACGGTGTTTGCACCCCAACAAATGAGCCAGATAGATGTCTGATCGTCGCCGCTACCAGCCATGTTGATTACCTGATTAAGGTAACTGTTTGCAGTCGGCTTCCCGGTCGGAGTACCTAGAACATCGTACCGAACAGCGAGGCCGTTGAACCGGTCGGGATAGGTGACGAGATCGCCATAGATCAGGGTTGAGTTGAGATCCTGGTTGATACCTTCAAGGATCGGCATAGACTCAGAAAGCATAAACTCTTTGGCATTGCCGTTGAGTTTAGCGAGTTTGCAGTCAATCAAAGAGCGGGCTTCGAGCATACCACATACGTCATCGACTTGAGCGGTATTGGATTTAATCGGCTTAACACCGTAGTTGAATTTCCGCCATGTACCATGCGGGATGTCTGATCGGACAGTTGTGCGGTGTCCGGTCGGCAAGTTGCCTTCGACCCAGTAGGCGTCATCAAGCATTTCGTTGGTCTTGTTGAGCAGTTCAACGACCTTCGCAATTTTGCCATTCGGGTCTTGCCGTCTTGCAAGATTCAGTAAGTTGGGGTATTCCGCCCCGGATGTGGGATCAAAAGCCATTGTGGTTTCTCCTTAAAGGTTTTGTTTACTTCCCGTCAAAAATTGTATCAGCCGCCGAAATCTCAGTGCCGCTATTGGAGTTTCCTCCGTTCGCTACAAACCAGTCCTCTTTCATCAACTTTTTCCCAAGCTTAGCAAAAAAGTTAACAACAACAGGATGGTTGCCAGCTTTCGAGGCGTTAAGCATAGTCTTTAACTCCCCGGTGTCGTCGAAGTGAGAAAGGGCAGCTTTCGCCAGCCTGATATTCTCTGTCTTCGCTTCGCCCCATTCAGTATACAGCGTGTTAAGCCCGGCAGCATATACCTTATCCACGCTATTCATTCGCTCCGTATTGAGATGGTTGTCAAGGTTGATAATGTGTTCAAGCTGTTGCTGAGTCAGCCCGACCTTGTTGGCCCACTTCCCGATATCTTTAATCGGGAAGCTTTCTGGAAGTTTATAAGCGTCGGCTTCGGGGATCGTAGGGGCGGGTTGCGAGTCGGCATGAGCCTTCGCTAACTCTTCTACGCTCTTAAACCCAAGCAACTTCTCATTCTTCCGTAAATCTTCTGGCAGAGAATCAAGCCAACTAGGTTGACTAGTTGGCTCCCCGGTCCCAAGAGGATCATCGGTTGTAGGTGCAGCAGGTGCGGCAGCTTCAGGCTGTACTGGTGCGGTAGCTTCAGGCTGTACTGGTGCGGCAGCTTCAGGCTGTACTGGTGCGGCAGCTTCAGGACTCGGATTCGTTATCGTCAAGTCCGGCATCGGGATCGTGTTCTCTGTAGCCATGGCGTTTTCCTCGTTGAATTATAAGAGTGGGATATAGCATCGGGTCGATTTCGTTCAGTAGGTCTATTATCTCGTACCCAACATGCCGTTTTCCCTCCGCTAATATTAAAGTGTTGTCTGGATTATGATGTATTGAGTTGAATCCGGTCATGTCCAGAACGTCCCATAATAGGTCTTGTGCAATTACGTTATTATGTAACAAATTCTCATAATTTGCAAGCTTAATTAATCGCTCCTTCGCGATTATTTTTTCCTGCATCGCATTCACAGCAGCCGTTTCATCAATGGAACGATCCGTAACCTTTCGCTTTCTCATTACATGCCGCCCCCTAAGACGGATTGAATGTCTACGCCAGCAGCAGCGTAGTCTTTAGCGGAAGACGCTTGAACGGATGTCTGCTCATTGTTCATCTGTTGCTTCAGAATAGCATCCTCTTTTTGTTTTTGAGCCATTGCAGCTTGCATCCTTGCTTGGCGTGCAGCCTTCAACTCTTCATCAGTTGCAAGAATGGCGCTAGGTACGCCTGTCATATCGGCAACCTCATCAATGGTACGGTCGATATTGATCTTGTCTCTTGCTGAGTCATCGAACGGAACAAGCCCTCCGAGGAAACTGAAGAAGTTTTGGATACCACGAACCTCGATAAGTTTTTGCTGTTGAGCCAACGGGCCGATAAGAATTACGTTTATCCCGCCAGTTGTCAAAAGCAACTCAGGATCTATCGGGGGGAGCAGCCCTCTTCTAAACATGCTTCCCATGCAGCGCCCGACTATCGGGGTCAAAAGCTCTTTATAGAGCCTCCCTATCATCGGCCCAAGTCGCATGACGCCTTCATCTTCTTGAGCGTCAACCTGACGGGCTTTGAGTGGGGAAGCATTAGGATCACGCATACCTGTAAGAAATACGTCGTTATAGCACATTTTTTTAATATGATTTTCAACTCGCTCTGACGCATTGGATACCCCCATGTACTCGAACCCACGATTTTCAATAGGCTCTATTTTATGATCTGGATTGGTTGTCCAGTTCCTTCCACCTGGAAGAAGATTAACATTGCCACGCATTTTTGACGGTATATTCATAGGCGGGTCAACAGCCTTATGAGTAGCCATCATAAAAGATTTGTCCATTTCCTGAAGCCTCTTTGAAAGCGGCAGGACATCAGAGCCAAGACCGATACCCATGGCGTATGACCCCACAACGTCCCAGCGAGCTACTGGCACAGGAAACTCGTAATACCCGGACACTCTAAGAGACGAATCAGGGTCATTATTCACGGCGGACGCGGCAGCAGTTCTTATCGCTGAACTCCCGCCTTCGAGGAAATGTACCGACCGGATAGGCTTATCAAGATAGTTCTCGACATACACACATTGTATGACGATGAACTTTTGCAGAATGAGGGGGGACTTGTTTTTTATGATATCCCGCATAAACTCAGGAAGCCTTGAAGTGCCATACTGGATCTGCATCTGGCGTATCGACATCTCTATTTTCCTGAAGAACTTATCCACTGTTCCATCGGGACTAAGAACGAATGCGTACTCCCCAAACGTCATAAGGTCGAAGTTGAACATTCGCTTATCGCTGTCAGCTATGTGAACAGCGCAAGTGCCAAAGCCAGAACACTCTTTATACAATATAGGCATTACCTCGTAGAAGTTCGACATATTCCACGCACCATGCAGCCGCTTCTGAGCATCGGACAGCCAGTTACCGAGAAAAGAGTTCTTCTTGGTTTGAGAGTCTGCAAACTCCAACCTGCACCACGCACGATTCTGACCTGTCAACCTGCCATGCAGTCCACTGGTAAGAACAGAAAATGCATCGGTTGCAGTTGGGTTAATGATATATTTTTTGCGGTTCTGGTTTTTCTTTATGGGGGTGGTGAAGTCATCAAACCTGCCATTCTTCGGCATAATGTATCGGGATATCTCTTTCCCTTCATCGAACCAATCCTTAGCCTCTTGAAAAACCTCAGCGCACAGCGCTCGAAGCTCCGATACTTTCATGCTCATTATTGCCCCTTCTTCGCTGTAGCGAATACCGTCAAAGGATCTTCCTCGTTAACTAGCGGACTAGTTAACACGGTGGACGCTCTACCCCTTCGCCGCTTCATCTCTTCAGTTATGTCAATATTGGCTTTGCTGGCAACCTCTTTCTGCTTGGCGGTCCAATCGATAGTAGGGGCTTCAATGATAGCTGGTGGCGGCTCATATTTTGGAGCGTTCATACTGGAAGCCATCAGCATCATTTCACCCATAGCGGCCATCATGGGTTCAAAATTCATCTCTTGCGGTGGCGGTGTATATACAGGAGCAGTGTTGCTCCCTCCTTTTCCTCCCATATCAGCCCCCTAACAATGTGGTGCTTTCTTGTTCTTCCTCTTCTTCATCCCCGGTAAGAACAGTTCCAGCACCTTTTTGAACTTTGCCCCCAACCTTAACTTCAGGGGCTAATGCACCACTCGAGCCGGCACCGGAACCTCTAACAGTAGCGAGCTTCCATTGATGTCGTGTCGATCCAAAATCCTTTGCATAAGTAGAGAAGTCCGCTTCCTGTGATTCTGACCAGTAATCACCGAACATGTTATTAATCCGTGTTTGCTTCTCTTCAGGTGTAATAGCATAGTCGATCCCCTTAACCGATGCATGTGCAAGTTCATCTGTTATCTGCTTATCAACTTCAGACGCGGCTCTTGTCGCAGCATCCAGTTTTGTTGAAAACAACTGATCGAGATACGCTGTGCCCTGAGCTACACGCTGTTGCTCCGCGTATGCTGCATTGGCGGCGTCAGCTTCAGCTTTCATCTGAGCTTGCTGTTTAGCCATAGAATCCATTATGCCCTTGAATGGAGCTTCGAACCCAGCGCTACTACTCTTTGGCGCTTCTCCATACGTGCGGCCCTCATTTTGGCCGTATGTCAGGAAATGGTAATACGAGTTCATGCCGGAAGCCGCTACATCAGGGTAGCGATTGGCATAGTCCTTGTCAAAACTAGATACGTTTGGGGCTTTGCTGCCATCATTCCCCTTTTTGCCGCCACCCATGTCATAGTCTCCTGATTACTTGGTTAATACCGACAGCATACCGGATTCAAAGCTACCTGTTAAAGAGATATAGCAGGACTTTGGAAGTATCGCAACTTCCTTGAAGCCTATTAGTTTTGCAAACCTACAAGCGTTTTTATTTTGAACGGGGGTAAGGCCAACTAGCGTCCTAGTTAACGGAATATTCGAGTTGTCTCTTTTCAATTCGAATATCTTCCATATGACTTCTTTTCCCAATCTCACAGAATATTCTCTCCCATGTGCGATTCTTAATACTGAGAAGTGCGCTCTGCATACAAGCGCCTCAAACCCATTCAAGAAAATATGTGCGACAACCTTTTTTATGTCGTTATCCCACACTAACATGAAGATGTTGGATTTGTCAAGGGAAAAGCTCATCAATGTATCGAAATTATGGACAAATCCGTCATAGAAGGCATGATGCAGCAAACCGTCCAACATGATTTCATGCGTATAGTCTCTCATCAGTCCTTCTGCTACCTTACTATCAGATGCATACATGTGTTTTATATCTATCAACTTAATATTCATCGCGTTCCCCCATTGAAAAAGTCCAATACATCGTAGTCATTTCCTTCTGAGTCTTGTTTATTACGCATAGAATCAAGAGCCGCTTTATAAGCCATTAACTGTTGAGGCGATAGTCCTGTTGCTCTAATAGTGTCATATATATCATCTTGCTGTTCGCTCGGTTCCGCCATTGCCAACATCAAAGAGTCCATCTTGTTAGGACTTCTACCGATGATGTCACGAATTTTACGCTTTTTAATCAGCCGTATCTTTCTGTTCGGGTCTTCCTCCAGGTATTGATTTACCGCCTCCTGCATAAACTCTTCATCATATGGTAAGCTTGCTGTTTGCAGATACTCCTTGACTCGGTATGCCATTGCAGCGCGTTTGTTAAAGCAGTTATCCAAGTCCGATGCAGAACCAAAGTACACATCGACTATATTTGTATGCCCTAGATCACGTAACCTTGAAAGAACAGCCATGCCCTGACCAGCATCACCAAAGATAGTGGTTGGCGGCGGTTTTATCATCTTTAGTTCTCTTGAGATCTTCGAAGCTGTAGCCATCGGGTTCCCTTCAGACTTCACTTCAATGAAGGGGCGAACCTGCCGACCCTGCGTTATGCAGATCATGGAAGGATCATTTGACAACCCTATGTCAAGGCCAACAGTGACAGGGGAAAGAGCAGTAAGCATTGGGTCAACGATTCGTTTCATCGCTTCCAATACTTCTATGGCGGATATGAGTACATCCGGGACATTTGCAAAGAAGTTATTTTCAAACTCTCTTTCATACGCGCCAGATGACATAGTAGCTTTGAGCATTTTAAGCTCTTTCTCTGGGATGATGCCTGTCATGCTTGCTTTCAAATCAACAGTACACCAATCCTCAAGGTCGGGGGAGTATGATACTCCATACTGATAGAAGTTATAAAACTGATTCAGCCCTTTTACAGTACCAATCACCAGCGCATGTGCTTCGCGGTCTGCCATTGCCGGTCGTAATACCTCAGCGTATGCGTACTCTGCATTTATCCAGGACGCTATTTCGTCCATTACGATTCGATCAATATAGATACCACGATAGTTTTCTATCGATTCAGCAGAGCCAAGATAGATCTTCTTATCTCCTGGAAGATCAACACGTAGCTCAGTTTCGTTGAATGTTACAAGTCCTAACCTTCGCAGAGGTTCAAGCGCCCTCTTGAAGTACGACCAGGATACAATTTTAGCTTGTTTTTGGGTATTACAAAAGTAATAGCCCCTATAGTCATCAAGCGGTGACTTCAAGCCCTCTTCGGCCAGCCAATCAACCGCCAATCTTGTTTTGCCTAAACGACGATGGCATACTGCAACCACAAACCGATATAGCAGCAGCCTTCGAAGTATTATCATCTGTGCCGGTCTTGGCACCAGCCCCATTATGGTAGACATTACTCGTTTTCTCCTTCAGGGGTTTCTGGATTGAGTGCTTTGTAGACCGGTAATTGCATTGTGTTTGGTAGCGCTCTTTCGAGTCTGTCAAGTTCCATATCGAGAGTATCGGGTTGAACAGGGAGCAATGCAAGCTGTTCAGGGGATGGAAGCGGTATAGCGTTTTGAATACTCCGCATCATTGGGGTAGATCCCCACTCGATTGTTATTTTGTTGTCCGATTGCGATATCATCTCTCGTTTTTCATTCACTCCAAGATAAGCCGACATGACAAATTGAACGAACTTAGAGTTAAGTCTGTCCGATAAACCAGCTCTTGTCAACATGTCAGAAATGATAGAGCATCCTACAAGAAGATAGTGCCTTGAGGCTTCCTTGTAGCTTGGATTCTCGATTGCTTTCCGCATAGCCGCGAAGTTGCTGAACCCCATGGCCCTAGCGTACTCTTCAGGCGTAGGCATCCGCATCGATCTCAGTAATCTTGGAAGGCTCTCATTCAGTGTCTTTCTTGCTTGCTTTTTGGAATGATCCAGCTCATCCTCATAAAAGGTCTGTATGGATTTGATGAACGATACTATTTCAGAGTGATTAAAATACTGTTCGACTCCCATACGTACCCATTCGGGGGACTCCATTATTACGTCCGGCGATAGGTGGCATTGAATCGTTACTTCTCCGTCTCTTACTAACATAACTAGTCACCTAGTTGACTACTGAATTGTCAAGCTACCCGCTCCATTCAATAAAACCGATCCAACCCCATTCAGGTCAGCGCTTTTACTTATATTCGCGATATACATTGATCGTAT